TGATGTATCATTCCATGATATGTCTAAAAAAGAACTTGAAGAATATGGTAGAACTATTGGGATTGAGTTAGATAGGAGACACTCCCATAGAAAGTTGGTTCAAGAACTGGAAGAATACCTGTCCAATTCTTGAACTGTCCACTGGGGGTCGCAAGACCCCTCTTTTTGGACTATAATAACTTCAGTTGAAACAAACGACCTACATCATGTCTCTTTCTGTTGACTACATCCGCACCTCCCTACAGAATCTTTACGGAGAGTCTGTGACTTCTGCCGATATTCGTGCGTGGTGTGCGATGAATGGTGCTACTTATCAAACTGTCAGCAAAAAACTTTCTGATTATAAAGTTGGTCACGGAAAGTGGAACCTTGAAGTGACACAGGAAAAAGTGGAAGAAATCGAACGTACCTATCAAGCACCCTCTGCACTTCCCCCAATTGAACAAAATCTTATTCCTGAAAAAGATGATACCTTCGTCAAGTTTGGTAACTTTGGTGATCTTCGCAAAATTATTCAGTCCCGTCTATTCTATCCAACGTTCATTACGGGTCTTTCGGGTAATGGTAAAACGTTCAGTGTTGAGCAATCGTGTGCTCAACTCAATCGAGAACTTATTCGCGTAAACATTACTATTGAAACTGATGAAGACGATCTTATTGGTGGTTTCCGTCTTGTCGATGGGGCAACTGTTTGGCATAACGGACCTGTCGTTGAAGCACTCCAACGAGGAGCAATCCTGCTACTCGATGAAGTTGACCTTGCTTCCAACAAGATTCTATGCCTCCAGTCCATCCTTGAAGGTAAAGGTGTGTTCCTGAAAAAGATTGGTAAATATGTAAAACCCGCTAATGGATTTAATGTTATTGCAACTGCAAATACTAAAGGCAAAGGCAGCGATGACGGTCGTTTTATTGGAACTAACGTTCTCAATGAAGCCTTCCTTGAACGATTCCCTGTAACTTTCGAGCAGGAATATCCGACTCCTGCACAAGAATGTAAAATTATTACGAACGTTGCAGAATCTCTTGGTGTTTCTGATCAAGACTTTTGCAAACGTCTTGTGGACTGGGGTGACATCATTCGCAAGACCTTCTATGATGGCGGCATTGATGAAATCATTAGCACCCGTCGTCTTGTCCACATTATTCGTGCCTATTCAATCTTCCAAGACAAAGCGAAAGCAATCCAAGTTTGTGTAAACCGATTTGATGATGAAACTAAACAAGCATTCCTTGAACTCTATGACAAAGTTGATGCAGACTTCCAACTCCCTGTGGAATCAGTACAAGACGGCAATCTGGGAAACCTTTCCTGATTTAGAGAACATTTGTGATTGGGCAGATTGGGAGGAAAACAATACCTCTCTTTCTGCCAAGATCTACAGCACTAAACATATTCTCAAATCCAGAGAAGTTGAGATATGGGATAACAAATCCTGCATTTACAACAACATTATCTATCCTAGAACTGGTAGCAATCTTCCTTGCTTCGGTATGGATCTGATGGGTTTCTTTGACAAGAAAGTCATTATTGTATTTGACTTCCAACATCCAGTGGAAAACTATTTGTTCTCCCATTCAGACCTTCCAAAGGCAGATGGTTCATTCCGATTCTTTGAACCAGGAAATCACTTCTCAGAAAATGTGTATGTTGCTAAATGTACAATGTCTGAGGTCAATGAACACCTTGATATATTCAAGAAGTACTTGACTACCTACAAGGATATGCTAGAATGTGAGAAACCTAATGGAAACGATTTTTCCACCTATTGCGACTTTGATTCTTATATGAAAAAGTTGGATCCTGTGAGTGGATATCTTTCCAATAAATTTGGTAAAGAAAAGGCAGACTCTTTAGTAAACGATTTTCTTTTCTGCTATGGTTAATTCTTGGTCCCTACTTTATGATGAACTAAAAATGGATGACAATACCTTTAATTTGAAGACTGATATGATTCCCAATTCTCCTGCAACACCTTGGAAGTATAACGAAGAAGAGATTGTAAAAGAACTTCTTGAATATATCCGTGGAACTTACAATCAGCATTACTCTGCTGGTGATGATAGAATCCAAACACTGGATTTGATCGAAGCTTGTGGTGATGGAGAGGCATTCTGCCGATCCAACATTCTCAAGTATGCCTCTCGTTATGATAAGAAAGGCACCGCACGTCGTGACATTATGAAGATTCTGCACTATGCTGTTCTTCTGATGAACTTCAATGATAAGAACGCACAACGTGAAACCTACAACCAATGAAACTGAAAGAACGTACAATGAAACTGTCTGATAATGCCCTTGCCATCCTCAAGAACTTTGCAGGAATCAACAATTCGATTCTTGTGAAGGAGGGTAATAAACTCCGCACCATTTCTGTTGCAAAGAATATTCTTGCCGAAGCAGAAATCAAAGAAGAGTTTCCCCGTGACTTTGCCATTTATGATCTGAACCAGTTTCTGAATGGTTTGAGTCTCCACCAAGATCCTGATCTTGATTTTCAGGAGGAGTCTTATCTGAGCATCAAAGAGGGTAAGCGTCGTGTGAAGTATTTCTTTGCCGATCCTAATGTCATCATTTCTCCTCCCGAGAAAGATATTCAACTTCCTTCTAAGGATGTTTGTTTCCAAGTTGATAGTGTAACTCTTGAGAAACTGGTAAAGGCAGCAGCAGTTTATCAACTCCCGGATCTTTCTGCGATTGGTGAAAATGGTGTTATCAAACTGGTTGTTCGTGATAAGAAGAATGATACTTCTAACGAATATGCTATCGTTGTTGGTGATACTGACAAAGAGTTTACCTTTAACTTCAAGGTGGAAAATATCAAGATCATTCCTGGTGCCTATGATGTTGTTGTGTCATCTAAACTTCTGTCACAGTTCACGAATACTCAGCACAATCTGAAGTATTATATTGCTCTGGAACCTGATTCCACTTTTGGTTGATGAAACACATTCTCTTTACACTCAAAGAGTGTAACAAATCGTTCTTAGATGACGAACAGTTTGTAAGGGATGTTGTTTATCAGGCATCAGTCAAATGCAAATCAACTCTATTAGCACTCAACTCACACAAGTTTGACCCTCAGGGTGTCACTTGTGTGGCGATGTTGGCTGAGAGTCATATCAGCATTCATACTTGGCCAGAACTGGGTATGGCAGTATGTGACATCTTCACCTGCGGAGATCACACAAAACCCAAGGAGGGTGTAAAGTATATGAAGATGATGCTTGACTCCAAAAGCATCGTAAGTAAATCATTTACTCGACCTTTGGAATGAACATTTTTGTTACAGATCCGTTCCCTGCTGAAAGTGCCATCTGTCTTCCTGACAAACACATTGTCAAGATGCCGCTTGAGTGCTGCCAAATGCTTAGCATTATTGCTTCTCCTTGGTATCACGATTACGGCATTCTTCCCAAGCAAGACGGCACTGCCTACAAGACAGAGAAGGGGGCATTCCGCAACCACCCCTGTACTAAATGGGCGGCAGAGACGGTGGATAATGCCTATTGGCTCATCAAGTGGGGATTGAACTTGTGTCAAGAGTATACTTTACGATATAATAAACAGCATTCCTGTGAAGGAACACTGACTCATGCTTATTACCTTTTCCCCAAAGGTAGACTTGATGAAGTAACTCCTTTCGCACGAGCAATGCCTGAGGAATACAAGTTTGATACTAGTATTTCCACCTTTGACGCATACAAGATGTATATCGCATCCAAACCTTGGGTGAAGGACAACTATCTTCGTATGCCCCAACGTAAACCTGATTGGATTTGATTATGAGTGATTTTATCTGGGTGGAACGCTACCGCCCTAAGACAATTGAAGAATGTATTCTCCCAGAGGCAACTAAAAAAACCTTTCAGGAGTTTCTAAAAAAAGGTGAGATTCCTAATATGCTACTTGCGGGACCTCCTGGCATTGGGAAGACTACAGTAGCAAAGGCACTTTGTAATGAACTTGGAGTAGATGTTTATGTCATCAACGGATCCGACGAAGGTAGATTCCTTGATACTGTCCGAAACAATGCGAAGAACTTCGCTTCGACCGTCTCACTTACGGCAACTGCTAAACACAAAGTCATCATCATTGATGAGGCAGATAACACGTCCAATGATGTACAACTCCTCCTACGGGCATTTATTGAGGAGTTTGCTGGCAACTGTAGATTCATCTTCACCTGTAACTACAAAAACAAAATCCTTGAACCTCTCCACTCCCGATGTGCAGTCGTTGAGTTCGGAATCAAAGGAAAAGAGCGTCAGTCCATTGCAGCACAATTCTTCAAGAGACTTCAACAAATCTTGGATGCAGAAGGTGTTGAATATGATAACAAGGTCTTGGTAGAACTTGTCAATAAGCACTTTCCTGATTGGAGACGTGTGCTCAATGAGTGTCAACGATACTCTGTGAGTGGAAAGATTGACTCTGGTATTCTTGCTACGTTCTCTGATGTTGCCGTAAATGATCTCATTAAAAACCTTAAAGAGAAGAACTTTCCCGAAGTTCGGAAGTGGGTGGTATCTAATCTGGACAATGATACTACTGTACTTATGCGCCGTATTTACGATGCTCTTTATTCATCCCTTGAAAACAATAGCATTCCTGCTGCTGTGCTTGTGCTT